AAAATGTACGAGGTCATGGTACGCACTCCCCATGTGAAGCACTGGTTGCCTACTAGAATGCATAAATTCGCTAAGTATCAGCAGGTGCTCACCAGAATGCAGGCGCTCCCTAATGTAATGGTACGCCCTAGCAGTGACGCTATAAACGGCACTTTTACTGCTGGTGTGCATGGTTCTACTATACTGCCAGAAGGCATGACGGTACCAGCAGGTGTTAAGGTATGCACAGCGCCTACTACTAATGGAAAATGCTCGGGTTGCCGTGCTTGCTATTCTAAGGATGTGCCGGTTGTAGGGTATATTGCTCATGGTCGCAAAATGGCGAAGGTTATACGCATTGCTCAGGCGGCATAAGGATCAGGTATCGCTCTGAATACCGAGCGCTCTAAGGGGTCAGCTGTAGTGGTTGACCCCTTTTTTTGAGCTGTATGGACGCAGTTAGCGGAAAAAGCCCCACCAGGTCAAACGACTTTTCTTGGATTTTTATTTTCTGGGGCTATCCTCTGGTTTTTCATTTTCCAGAATTTTTTTCAGGTCCTCAGAAGTCACTCCAACCTTTTTCAGTATTTCTTCTACCTCGAACTCGGTATAGATACCGACATTTGACCAGACCTGTTCCTCAGGACCATACTGCCAGACGGCCAGTACATCATACGTACCTTTTAGATAACCCTCTCGGTTTGACGTTCTGGTCCATCCGATTGGTCTAAGTATCTGACGGATTAATTGTAACATAATTGATTTACAAAGTCAAGCAGTAAGTTATGGTGTCTATCATCATGGTATTCATTCTTCAGGTACGGAAAGGTTTCAGAGTACCAGTGAGGTAGAGACTCAGGATGACAACCAATCAGTCCGATGTTGTTCTGTATGATGGCCATCGGATCACCGTTGGAGTACCGAGCAATGATATCACAGGTGCCTAGGTCTCCGGAGAAGGTCGTTCCGTCATAGAAGAACATTTTTTCTTCCTGGTTATTCCAGGTTACATTGGCGACTGTACCGTATGACCGTTTGATATCAGCAGTTTTTTGTTTGATGTATTGATTACATTGAATACCATTCAGTATATCAAGATAATGATTGCCAGCCCAATAGGCACCCATACAGATACCAAGATATTTACCACCTCGGTCCAACCAGTCAGCAATCTTATTGGCACCTCTTCGGTGGAAGAGTTCAAAGTATTTGTCTGAATCTCCGATACCGCCAGGAAAAGCAATAATCTCTATCTGAGAAAGAACTAGGTCTAGATTATCGTGTACTGTGAAAGTTCGAAAATCGAATTCTTTAGAAAGAGCAATGAAGATGCCATTGGAGCATTCTTGTGAACACTCTGGTTCGTGTACAAATAAACCGATTGTTGGTTTATTGTTTATCATTCGTTTTGCGTTCTACTGGAGGTGGAAAGTAAGGTTCAATGATGTAATGATTGGATGTCCACCAACCGAGAGCGGTGATGACACCTGCGAGAAAGAGTTCTAGCACCACTCGGAAACTCCGGAAGCGCTTGCGGCCAAAACATAGTTACCCTCAGAGTCAGATTCCCAAGCATAATTGATTATAACCCAATCATCTATGCAGGCATCTTCCGTAATAGGTCGATTTGTTTGACCCATCAGTTTTACCCAATCTACAAAGTATTCGTCTAGAATATCTTTGTTTGTATATGTTTCGTATTTAATGGCCATATCAGATGGCACAGGTTTTGTATAGTATTTCATGTCACACTCGGCTGATGATAATATTTGTATAATTTAACATAATAGGCGAACAAAATCGGATGATTATCTGGATGTGGCAGAGCATCACCGTAAATTTTCTTCATATCTTCGTATATATCCAATGCTTGCTGGTCTGTCACAAATATTTCACTTTCATATTCCTGTCACAATTATTCCTTATATATATTAGTATAAACACTAATAACGTTAATACTCATAAGGAACTTAACAATGCTAAAAAAACTCTTAAACTCATTCACCAAATTCCGTAAGTCATTACAAATGGCTGAATTGGAAATGTATATTCTGTCCCGTCATCCAACTTCTGCTGGTGATGTGGAACGTCTAGCCCGTGAGTACCACCAGAAACGCAACGGTAACTATTTCAACCAAATGGTTTAATCAAAATACTTGAGGTACAAACCCTCTAGTATTATCATTAAGTCTTCCTCATTCATAGTGTTATCTTCGGATAATCTATCTTCAAGTGGAAGAATATCCCACGAATCTTCTACAACATCATACCAAGCATAGATACAAACCTCTTCGGCTGGTCGATGTTGTATCATACCACCAAAAGTGAATTGGTATACATCGTGCTCAGGGAAGACAAAATCTTCCGTCAGAGTATCTTTGTGGATGAATATGGCAAATGATTGCATATTCTTATTACCAGCTTCGGTATAACGATACTCACCATTTTCATCTTCATCTTCTAGGTCACCATAACCGTCAAATATGATTTTGACTTCTGGTTGGTCGGAAACATCCTCACCAATCTCTTGCTCGTCATCATGGTCAATCCATGCGGTTTCTAATAATAGTTTTAGAATCTGGTCATATCGTTGATAATCATAATCCATTTTAAAGTCCTTCTATACCTGACCAGGTTTTAAGTTTCTCTCGTTTGGCTTTTCTGGCAGCATTTACATTAGAATCAGAGATAATACATTTCTCAATCATAATGTCAATCATACAAAGCAAATCTCCAACTTCTTCCTCTAAACTTTGTAGATTTCGTTTCTTGGTAACAGGATGTTCAGCACTCATACCAAAACGAAATACTTTAGAAATAGCCTGTGTTACTTCTGCACATTCTTCTTGTGCAATACAGAACACTTCTTTAATCTGATTATCCATTAGACACATTCTCATTCAACAATGTGGGGCCACCTGGAGATCCCATATGTACAAAATCTTCTGCGAGAGTTGCAGCTGCGACTTCTGACATTGTGGATGTTTTTTGTATAGCGTTACCATCCACATACATTGTTACATACCATCTAGCCATTAAATTACCTCGGCCTAAAGCTGGATCTTTTTCTACGACAGCCATTCTATTTCCATTACGGAATTCGCTATATAAATTCATTTCTTCTCCTTTAGGAAATTAATCCAATAAATCTGTTTAGAATAACACGGTTGTTAATACGACCACCAGCATACTTGTTAAAAGCAGAAACAAGACCACGGGTAGTTGCATTTTCTTTCACTTCGAATTCCGCATCTTCGTCAGTATCTAGGCCATTTGACCGTAGAATATAATAATCATCAAATCCAGTTGCATTGACAACCAAGAATTTTGATTTTCTGAATTCTTCTTTCTTCTTTTCAATGTCGTAGAAACTGGCACCAGGATAAAAATCACCAAGGCGGTTACGAATATCTCTGGCACCACCAACAAAGAAACCAATCACATGTGAATTTGTTCGCAACTTTAATAATTTAATCAAAGTGGAAGTTTGTTCCATACGGAGTGAACTGTAATTTCTATAATCATCATTATATGATTGTTCGTGCTTTGTTTTTGGATCACGGAAAACAATTCGTGCAGCAGCACCTTTTGGTTTCTGTTCTCTAAAAGAATCGGTATAACCAGTATCACTAGAATAAACAGAATTCAAATAACTACCATCACCATCTGTTAAGAATACGGTGTTGACAATTTGTAATTTATTCTTCTTTTGAAAATGAGGAACAATTTCCATAGCAGAGATTACTGCTTCATTCAGCGGTGTGCCACCCATTCTGAACCAGTGTGGAGTACGACCAGGAAAACGATAAGAACCAAGACCTGCCATATGGAACAAAGCACCACCAGCAGTCATATATTCAGAAGCAGACATTCTACTTGATAGAATATTTAACAAACAAAAATAGTCTGTTTGTACATCACCTTGTTTAGCTGCAATCCTGTATGTACGGCTTGAGTCTGTTTCATCAATGAAAGCATATACTTCAAATGGAATATTAACTTTCTTACAGAACATTGTCAAATTGAATAACTGTTTAAGTGTATTAGCAATGTGTTGTGCCATAGAACCAGACCAATCTAAGTACATGACTAGACCGTGTGACTTACCACCAGGAACCACCGTCATCTTTTTAAAGATATCTTCACTAAATTGATATGAAAATATTTTGTTTAGATTCAGGTCACCAGTTTTAGAAATACTGGCACGTTTCATTTGATTAGCATTCTTACGTAATTCAAATTCTTTGACAAGATAAGAAACTACTTTACTAGATTCACGGCGGAATTTGCTGAATTCTGTTTTATCAACTGTATTTTTTTCTTCCACATATTGTTGATATAGTGATTTATAATCCCAAATACCTTTTTGAATATCAAATTTAGGAATATTCATATACATGAAGTGCATATTCTCTGTAGAGAATAATTTACTTTCGTTTGCACGATATGCATCATCTGTGTGTGAACGAATTTCTTGGTCGCCAGATTCTGTTCCAGGTAATTTGCTATCACCTTCTTCACCATCATCTTCATCACCTTCTTCAGATTCTTCGGTTTCATCTTCACCAAAGCCATCTTCATTAGGTTCATCACCTTCTTCTAATTCAATTTCTTCGGATTCTTCACCATCATCTTCTTCGCCTTTGGCTTTTCTTTTACGTTTTTCTTCTTCCTGTTGAGCTTTCATGAAGTCAATAATACGTCTGGTTACTTCTTCCACATCTTCCCATGTTTCAGTAGATTCCACATCTTGTAAAAGACTGCGTTCAACATCAGTAAACTTAATAGCAAGAGTTGCACCACCTTTACAATGGAGATTAACACGGTCAATAAAGTTAAATGCATTAACATTTTTATCTTTTGTACCAAAGAAATCTTTTTCGACCAATTCATTATATGCTTTCACAAAAGAGTTTTTAAGACCTGGATATTTTGTTTGAATTTTACGTTCAATGCGTGAATCTTCAACCACATTAAGAATCGATTGAATCAACTTCTTTTCTCTGGCAGCCATCAAACCTTCTAATGGTGTATACAGAGCATGTCCAGTTTCATGGCCAAAAAACAAATCCATAACAGGTGCGGAAATGTTATTATCTAAAATTGGAATAGTGAGAATTCGTTCTTTAACATTGAAACTAGCCGTACTGACTTTACGTTGTTCAATGGTTAAATTCTCTGTTGCCATTAGTTTGGCCAATAACGATTTACTTTCAAACATCTTTTTTCTCAGTTACAATAATAACATTACCTGCTGGAGAAGATTCTACTCTCATATTCAACACGGTACCTTCTTTCCATCCTGTTTCAGCAAGTAATTCATCAGGAAATTGTAAAATTGAATCGCCTGTTCCGTCATCTGCATCAATCAAATCTATAAAATAAGGTTTACTCATACATTTCTTTCATTTTTACATACCATTCTTGGTCATTTTCATGTCCAGTCAATGCAGCCCACTTACGAATTACTTCATTCAAATCGGTAAAGTTGTAATTTTCATTTTTTTCGTTATTTTCTTCAGCTAATTCAATCATTTTCTAGTCCTTGTTTAATGTGTTTTGGTCTTCTTATGTATTTTACTACAATTTTGTGCTTTTGTAAAGGTTTTATTGGTGTCCGGCAGACAGGTCGTTGTAATTTTACGACAAAATTGATTTTTCGTTCCATTTTAGCGCCTCATACTCGAAATTTCAACAGCTTCTTCGCTATTAAACACAGGAACAGCGTTAGATTTGTGCATAGTTGCAATTCCGAGCACTTTTGTACCTGTATAAACCTTTGGTGCTGATTTTGTTGCTAAACCTTCACCTGTATTTAATGATGGATATCGCACAGTTTCACGACCTGGCGCTGGAGATAATTTATATGAAGATAGATTGAATTGTTTACGCTTTGAAACAATAGGGGTTTGATGTTTTTCGAGCCAAGCAGAGTATTCCTCACGCTCCTGCTTAGGTTTGAGTTTTACCTTACTTTTGCGAATATTAGCATAAATTATCATAATATAATCTCCAACGTATAAATGTATTATATCACATTGGAGTAATAAGGCAAGTTTATTGTTGTTTTCCTACAACATTAGGTAAATTAGTAAATTCGTTTCATTTTTTTTCTGGATGGTTGGTAATCGTCACCGAAATCCTGTAACAATTCATCATATCCTTGTTTAATCATCCTTTTTACAGGATCATGTCGATTTCCACGTTTTCTCTTTTTTGAAAAATTATAATCATCACTATAATCGTTTTCTTTGCGAAACTTTGCCACAAATTTTGACACCATTGCTCCTTATTTTAACACTTCGAAAGTAATACCTCTAATTTTTGTTTCCGGCGTATTATGCATATCACGGTCGGAAATATAGGTGATATCTGCTTGAGGATAACACAGCTTCACCAATTTCAAAAGATTACAGACTGTTCCATCTGCATCATTGAAATTAAGAATTTCATCAACACAATTTATATTTTGTAAAATTTCAACACGGTCTTTATGACCTGTATAAATTCCATTTGTTGTCATAAACACATGCATATCAGAATGAACACCGACTATTAACCAATCACCTTTTTTGCGACACTTTTTAAGAAACCGTAATTCCTTAATAGTAAGAGGATCAAAATCACCTGAAGTGATGATGATTTTTTCTCTGGTCATGGGATTAAATCTGGAAATGCCTCTTTAACAAATTTATAATCTAAACCTTTAACACCTAAATCTTTTTGGAAAATACCTAAAATAACTTCAGCTTCTCTTGGTTCAATAGATTCTAATATTTGTGTTAATATTTCCGTTCTTTTTCTTTCTGTTAGTTTTTCGGCTGTTGGATCACCTTCTCTAAACATATATAGTTTACGCAATTGAGCATTTAAACTATCATATGTAATTCCAGGTAACATATCAGTTGGTATTTTATAATTCTCAGGTAACTCTTTTACTTTCCATTGGAAATCTGGATGGTAAGCTAATTTTAAAACGGTAACAAGTGGTTGTGATAAATTGTTACCAATTATATCCATTCTTTCTTTTTTATTTTTCGCTTTTTCAAACTCATCAAAAAGTTCGTATAGGGTTTTTATCATCATTAGAATTCCTCAATCACTTCAATTAGGCTTTTAAGTTTGTTTGCAATAAAATAATCCAAAATTTTACCTTTAACAGGTATTGTTTCTTCATAAGTATTTATGATTTTATCTTTGATATCAGTTGGTATATGTCTGAGGTCAATTAGTGTCTGGTTACGA